AGCACACTCAATGTATAATAGACGGATTGCAGAGATAGATAAAGAGGCGATAGAAGAAAAAGAAAAGTTTTTTACTGACTTATCTATTTTAAGTAAGAAATATATGGAAAGTGATCTTGAATTAAATATAGCAAACGCAAGGAAAGACTTTTTGGCTGATAAAACTGCATGGGAAAAACGCTACAAAGCCGGTATAATAAGTAAAAAAGAACACAATGCTGCTATTATTATATTAGAACAAGCACTTGGTAGACGAATTGTAGAAATAAGGAAGGAAGAGAACGATAAAATAATTGCTGAAGAGGAACGAATTCAGAATATTATTTTAGGAATTAAAAGTAGAGAAACAAGGACTTCTTTGGAAACTATAATAGAGAAAAATATAAGAGAATTAGAAGAACTTGACTTAAGGCATAAAAAAGAAATTGATGCATTAAAAAAATTAACTGATGATAAAAAAATAATAAAAGATGCGGAGGTTGCTCAGGATAAGGAACGAAACAATATAATCGTTGCTCAGGAGCAAGCTACATATAGGCAAAAACTCTCATCTCTTGCAGATTTTGCTGGAGATTTTAGTGATATATTTAGTTCGATGTATAAATTATCTGGAGAAAAGAGCAAAAAGTTTTTAATTGCATCCCAGATTGCTTCTGCTGTTCAGGCTACCATAAGTGCTATAGTTTCGGCGCAAAGAGCATATGAAGCATTTTCGTGGGCACCCCCTCCTGTTCCTCAAATAGCCGCAGGTGTTGCATTAACTGCTGGTATGATGAGAGTTGCACTTATACGAGCCCAGAAATATGCAGAAGGGGGTATAATTAAAGGTTATTCTCCATCTAAGACATCAGATAATATTTTAATTCAAGCAACTGAAGATGAGTATGTCCATCCAGTTGATACAGTAAAATATTATGGAAAACAAGTAATGGATGCAATGAGAAAGAGGTTGATTCCGAAAGAATTGTTTTCAGGAATGTTTTTACCTTCAATTGGATTACCTACTCAAAAGTATGCATATGCAACTGGGGGTTCTGTGTCAGGTTCTGCGGGGGATATAAATGTAAATATTATAAATAAAACATCTATACCTGTAGGTGCAAAAGTAAGTGAATCGTTTGATAGTGGTGGAGAAAGAACTCTTAATGTAGTTCTTGATGCGGCGGTGAGAAATAAAGGTGGTTTTAAAAATCAATTAAGGGGAGCTTTAAATGTCTGATTTTCCATCTTCCATAAGAAAGTCTGATTGGAAGTTATTTAAACAGAAACGCCATAAAGGTCAAATTAGAACTCTGTTTGAGGGAGGAGCAGTTCAATCAAGAGCAAGACATACTGCTGGAAGATGGATTTTTACAATAGGTTGGGAGTATATGACTACTGCTGAGCACAACGCTCTTGTTAGTCATTTTGATGATAATCTTGGTGGTATGTTTAATTGGACTCATATTATTACAAATGCCGTTCATGTTGTGCGTTATGTGGATGATGAGCTTCCAGAAGCCATACCGATAGGGGATGACTATTGGGGAGAGGTTAACGGGATTGTGTTAGAAGAAACGCAGGCTTCTTCTCTTAGTTTTGCAACCACAACAACGAGCAGTACGACAACAACCACGACAACTACGAGTTAATATAATGGGATTATCTGCTGTAGCATTTATAGAAAAGAATAAGTTAGCTTCAAATATGGCATGGGTTATTCTTCTAAAGATAAAGACTGTTACAGGAACTATTATTAGAGTATGTAGGAATACTGAAGATGTTACTTGGCCTGTTACTGATGGTAATATTTATACCGCTTTCCCTTTAGAACTTGGAGACGCTGGAGAATCATCGGAGGATGAAGTTCCATCTATGACAATACGTGTTGGAAATGCAAGTAGAGCAATTCAAGCATATTTAGAGGCTGAAGATGGAATGGTTGATGCTGAAGTTACGATTAGAGTTGTACATTCGACTCATATTACTACTGATACTCTTGGGGTTGGTATAAATAATAATAATCCTGAAATAGAATTAAACTTTATTGTTATGAGAACTTCTTTCGATGATGAATTTGCAACTTTCACTCTTGGAGCTATTCATCCTTATAAAATGAGATTTCCAAGAAGCACTTTAAATTATAATTTTTGTAGGTATAAAGACTTTAAAGGTGACAGATGTCAATATGCAGGGGGTACTAGTAGTTGTGATCGTTCTCTTGCAACTTGTAAAATTTTGAATAATTCTGAGCATTTTGGTGGTTCTCCCGGTACAGCAAAAGGGGGTTTATATGTTTAATGACCTAATAGGTATTCCCCATGTTTATGGTGGTAGAAGCTTTGATGGCATCGACTGTTGGGGTCTTTCTATTCTTGCATTCGGGAGATTTGGTATAACTATTCCTGATTATGATATTGCTTGTTCTGCATTAAAAGAAGAACATTTTTTGCCAAGTTCAATTGGAAAAATAACGAATAAATTCAAATCACAATGGCAATACTTAAAGGAACCGGAAGCTCCTTGTATAGTTGCAATGTCAATGCATTTTGTGGTTCCCGATGCAATTACTCATCTTGGTGTGTATATAGGTGAGGGTAAGTTTATACATATAATGGAAGACGTGTGTTCTTCCATTGCTAAAATACACCATCCTTTTTTTGTAAAAAAAATAAAGGGATTTTACAGATATGTCGGATAAAATACAAATAATTGCTATTAAAGATCCTTTTAATCCACATAAAGGAAAAGAGGTAAGAAGTGTGGACTATGAAGGAAAGACTCTTTTTGAATACATACAGGAATTGTATCCTTCTCTTCGGTCTGATACTGAGATTAGATCAAGTATAAATGGGAAAATAATAAAATCCGAAGATGTTGTTCTTACTATTCCTAGTAAAGGAGATAGCATTGCTTTTTGTATAGTTCCTATAGGAGGAGCACTTAGAAATATAAAAGCTCTTGCAGACTGGGTTGTTACGGATCCATTAGGGCTTTTATTTACTTATGCGACTGGTCTCTTTAGTACTGCGTATAAGGCATTAGGATTTCTTTTTAGCGGAGCCATTGATCTTGATGTTGGTGCAGCTACTCCGGGGGGTGTTTCTTCCTCATCTTCTTCCCCTACATATAGTTGGGATGATAGTCCGAATCCTATAAAAGATGGAGGTTCATGGCCTGTTTTATATGGTGTTGCAAAAATAGTTCCTCCTTTGATTTCAAAATATATTGAGGTGTCTGGTGACCCTGAACTTCAGTATTTGAATCTTTTGTATGCAATTGTAGATCACGGAATAGATTCTATTACAGATATTGAAATAAATGGTAATCCTATAAGTAATTATCCAGATGTTTCTACTGAAATTAAATATGGTACGAATGATCAGAGTGTAATTAGTTATTTTCAGGATACTTATTCTGAACAGGCTGTTGATAAACGGATTTCTGATACTGCAGGCACTTGGGTTGAGAGTGTAATTCCCGGGTCTGTGATAGAATCTATTATAGTAGTGTTAAGTTTTCCGAAGGGTTTGTATAATACTTATAATATTAGGTATTGGCAATCTGTGTGGATTGATCTCCAATATCGTGCGGTAGGTGCCGGAAGTTGGGAAGATTGGGAAATGAATGAGAGAATCGACGGACCCCAAGAGGCAAGAGTTTTTAGAAAATCCTACCGGATTGATGGTCTCTCTCCTGATGAGTATGAAATTCGAGTTTCTTTTCGTATTACTCCCAATACTTATAGAAATATTCATGAGATGTGGCTTAACTATGTTCAAAGTGCTGTTTCTGATGATTTTAAATATCCCGGTACATCTCTTTTAGCAATTAAGGCTTTAGCTACTGATCAACTCTCTGGAAGTAGACCCAGAATAACTTGTGTTGGAACTAGATCTATTGTTCCTGTGTATACTGGTAGTGGATGGGAAGATAAACCTGCTAATAATCCTGCGTGGGCCTCTTATGATATGCATGTTAATAATGAATATGGTGCCGGTATTCCTTACCAGCGTATGTTGTATTCAGAGTTTCTTGAGTGGGCAAATTGGTGTACAACTAAAGAATATACATGCAATATCTATTTTGATTTTTTATCGTCCTTTCCAAAGGCGCTAGAACATTTAGGTAATATAGGAAGAGGCAGAGTTGTACAGAGAGGGGTGGATTTTGGATGTGTAATTGATAAAACTAGTACTGCTGTTCAGCTTTTTGGGATAGGTAACATTATTGAAGGGGGATTTAGTGGAGAGTTTATAGCGAAAGCAGATCGTGTGAATGCGGTGGAAGTTACTTATAATGATGCTGGTGCAGATTATAAACGCAGAACGATAGAACTAAGATCGAGTGACTTTGATACAACTGTTGATATTGATATTAATAAAGAGCGTGTGATGCTCTTAGCGTGTACAAATGAGACACTTGCAATAAAATATGCAAAATTCTTATTAAATTGTTCTGAATATTTAACAAGATTAGTTAGATTTGAAGTCGATATTGATGCCATTGCTTCGGAGGTTGGAGATGTTATTAATGTCTCTCATGACATTCCCCAATGGGGATATTCTGGTAGAGTCTATGCGGCTACTTCTAATACGATTCGACTTGACCGAGAAGTTACGATGCAGTCTGGTGTTACTTACCATGTGCTGGTTCGACATTCTGATGATGACGATCTTGAAGAGGTTGAGATTCAACAAGTTGGAGCTGAAACCACTACTAGTTGGTTGACACTAACAGGTACATGGAGTCAGATTCCAGCTGCGGAAGATGTATATGCATTTGGAGAAGTTAATAAAGTAATAAAACAATTTCGTATTCTTTCGATTTCTCGGTCTCAGGAAATGAGGAGGAAAATAACTGCTCTTGAATATAAGTCGGAGATATACGATGATTCTGCTGATGTGCCTGATTATCCTTCGGAAGCAGATTTACCATACGTTAGAAATCTAGTTGCAACTGAGTTTTGGGCAACTAGAGACGGTCAAAATGTTGCTTACGTAAGTCTTTCGTGGAGTGGATTTGGTGTTCATTCAATTTACGTAAAGGAAAAAGCTGTTTCTAGTTGGGTTTTTAGAGGTACTGTTTCTGGGAGGACTTCGTATGAAATACTTGATTTAATCCCTGGAAAGACTTACGTCTTTGCTGTGTCAGCAACTTCTAATCCTGATGATGGAGATACATATGAATTGTTATATACTGGGTGGCCTACATCTCCTTTTATATTTTGGGTTGGTGGTCTTGAAATAGAAGGACAATTAAATGATTTGATTTGGAAAGATAAAGATTTAAAGTTACGATGGAATCTAAATACAGACACTCTTGAAGATGCTGGGGGTGAAGCAGGAGGTGCTGGTACTTTTATAGAGTACACGAATTTTGGTGGGTATCTTATTGGTCTTTATAATACTGATGGGACTTTGAGGAGAGAGATATATCAAAGTGAGAATCACTATAACTATACTTATGAGATGAATAATGAGGATGGACTTAGTAATTCTATAGTTGTAAAAGTCTGGGCGAGAGACAATTATGGTGGTATATCATCAGAACCTGCTATAATTAGAGTAACAAATTCTGCTCCGTCAATAGTGTCTGGATTTAATGCAACATCGTGGACTGAAGGTGTAAGTTTTTATTGGAATCCAAGTCCTGAAATAGATTTTAGTCATTATTTATATAGAACTAAGGTTGAATCAGACAGTTGGTCAAGTTGGATACAATATACTGGTGTAGAGGTATTCCGGTTTTTAACATCTACAGAGTATGATGATCATGGGCCTCAAGCTACAATTTATTTTGAGGTAAAAGCGGTTGACACTTTTGGGAATGAATCTACAGTTAGGCAAGATAGTGCGGTTACAAATGCAAGTGTTTGGGCACATCCTGATGACCTTGTTTCGATAAATGGTGGAAAGATATACGTTGGGTCTCATATAGGAATAGGTAGTATTGTTTATGGAAATCAAGGTATTCAACTTCAGTATAATGATGGCACTCCAAGAGCTTATATAGGCGATGGTTCGAATCAGTATTTTCAATTTGATGGTGCTGATGTTTTCTGGAAAGGGAATAATACTGAACTTACAAAAGCTGGTGTTTTTACTGCTACTAGTGCTGTTATTACAGGTACGATCACAGCTGGATTAGGAGCTATTGCTAATTTTAATATTGCTACGAATAGTTTGACATCTACTCTCGTTGGTATTCATTCTGCTGGATATACTGAAGGGGCTGAGATACTTCTTGGTCATGCAACTCTTTATGCTTCTGCTAAAATAGGATTAAAAGCT